AAAGTGGAACAGAATAATAAGCCACGCAACACCAGAAGAAATGCTGTATGAGAATCAGGTTGAACTCATGGAGTTCATTCCTATTTCTTCTGTAATGACCAAAAGGGAATTTCAGGAATATTTAGATGCTTGTTATCAGCATTATCGAGGAAGGGGAGTTGAATTAACCGAACCTGACGAGGTGAAATATGGATAGTCCGATCAATCCGCAGTACCACGAATATGTAAATGATACCAAAGATCAAATACTCAATGATCTTGGATTCGATAATGATTTAGATTTGATGCTTTATCTGCAAGAGCAGAGCGAACCAGTAGTTAGATTTATCGAAATGCTCAATGAAAATGGTTGGTGTTTCTATCACAGCATTGATGAAGAAGTCACGACTGTTACACAATGGAAATCAATCAGAGAGTCTTATCCTTCAGAAAAACAAAGGGTATTAGTAATGACTGCCGATAAAGAAATAAAAATTGGTTACATGCACACACCATTTGAAGATAGGGAATGGAGTTTGGATAACGATGGTAGACCTTACGGATTATCGCATGTTACTCATTGGCAGGAGTTACCGAATGTCTGCTAGTGATAGGCAAGTTGGAGGAGATCACTATAACAAACTTGCTGTTGAAGTGTGGGATGCACTTCAATCATGGATGACACCAGAGGAATTTCAGGGTTTTCTCAAAGGATGTGCGATCAAATATTTAGCCAGAACAAAAGAGAATGATGATATATATAAAGCACATCATGTGTTAGAAAAATTGATTGAGGAAAAAGAAAAAGAACAGTCTAAAGTTCGTGGTGCATCAGGCAATCTATGAAACTAACACAAGCTGATATATATTTAAGCAAATGTGTGAGGGAAAGAGCAAATTGGATTTGCGAATATCCTGGTTGCGGAATCATTAGTCAACATGGTCGTATGACTTGTGGTGATAGAGGTATGCACCAATCACATTTTATCGGCAGAAAATATAAAGCAACACGCTATCGTCCAGAAAATTCTTTATGCTTATGTGCAAAATGTCATGCAGAAGTAGAAGAAAATCCTTACCTTCATAATAAGATTTTCATTGAAATCATGGGTGAAGGCATGGCTGAAATGCTCACCGAATTAAAACACCAAGCATATAAACCCATTAGTGGTTGGAAAACTTTTGAAAAAGAGGCTGCAAAGCACTATAAAAAACAATTAAAAGAAATGAGGGAATTGAGAGATCATGGGGAACAAGGCAGAATTGAATTTCAAGGCTATCAATGAGTAAATATCCATTTGTAAAAACATGTGTAAGATGCCATCAAACAAAAGACAGAATACATTTTAAGCAAGGCATGGGTACATATCAAAAATCCGATGTTTGTAATGACTGTTCACCGGCAAGAAAGAAGTATCATTTTGGTGGCACATTAGTGGTCAAGGGGGGAGAAGAACGACCTGTTATAAAGGACAAAAACCACATACCAGATAATACCTATTATTACAGACTTGCAGATGAAGCTATTAAGGAAGAAACAGTAAAAGTAGATCATAAAGAATAGCTTGACAGAATAAAATTCTCTTACTATACATATAGTATAGAGTAAATTTTATACAATTATGTATTCAGACGAAAAAACAAGAGAAGAATACATTGACGATATTATCAACCTAACCTCAAACGGCAAAAAATCCCTTATTCAAAAACGCTATGACCTGGCTGATAAATATTTCGATGATATTAAAGAAACTGTACAGCTTTTAGAGGAGGCGGTAGGGGAACTACACCTATGACACCAGACACTAATGCAGACTTAATTGAGGCAATCAACCATTTGACTGCCCAAGTTACATATAACAATTTAATTTTTACAGAGATCAGGAATTTAATGACAACACATGAGGTCATTTATGTTGCTGAACCTGAATCTAGTTCGATCCATTGAGCCTAATTGACTTCATCAAAAAGCACGAAGGACTGAGACTAGAGGTTTATAAGTGTACTGCCGGTAAGAGGACAGTTTTTTATGGTAGAAATATAGACAACACTCCTTTCATGCCAGATGAAATAGTTGCATTAATAGAGGACGGAGCAACAGAATGTACGGCAGAATTGTGTTTGCAGAATGATATTGAATGGGCAACGTGTGCGTTAGATCAAATATTCGCAGATTGGAACAGCTTTAGTGATAACAGAAAGACAGCATTAACGAGCGTTATGTTTAATTTAGGTAGAAATAGATTCATGCAATTCAAACGCATGATTGCAGCGATACAGAATAACGATTGGATTGGAGCAGGTGTTGAACTAATGAGTTCAAAGCGTGGTGAACAACTAAAGAACAGAACAGCAGAGGAGATGGACTTGTTGGTTCAGGGGTAAATGAGTAAATTCGTCATTATCCTAGTACTCTATTATCACGATGGGAGAGTTGACGAGGTAAACACAAGCTACTTCTTCCCGACAGCGATAGAGTGTGCAAAGTTTAAAACTAATCAAGGATTCAAAGATTTTTTAAATGCCACGTTTAAGGATAAAGGAATTAAATATGTTCGACCTCATTGTAAGGTGAGACAAATGTTACCACATGAAACAATAGCGAGATTGAAATGATACAAGCATTAATTGCACCTGTTGCCAGTTTGCTAGACAAATTTATCCCTGATGCTGATACCAAAAATAAATTAGCACATGAGATAGCAACACTAGCGGAGAAACAGGCACACGAAATTGCTCTTGCCCAAATAGAAGTGAACAAAGAGGAAGCTAGAGGAAACTGGTTTCAAAGTTCCTGGCGACCGGCATGTGCTTGGATTTGTGTTTGTGGGTTTGGTGTAAACTTTTTAATTTCGCCACTAGCAGAACCATTTGGAATTATAATAACACAGGCTGACACAAGCACCATGCTTCCGGTCTTGATGGGTATGCTCGGATTGGGGGCATATAGAAGCGTAGAAAAAATTAAAAAAATTACAAAGTGAAAGAATTAATCGAATTAACAGAAGGCGGAATTAATATTATGTTAGATAAACTTAAAGAAATGTGGGGCGATTTTAGTTTCATTTTAGAGAGCCTACCTAATTTTATATGGTATGCAGGCTATTTTATTATGGGGTTTATTATAGGTAGTTGGTAAAATGTTTTTGTATTGGGATATTGAGACGTTACCGATGCTTTCGCATCATTGGTCTGCAAAAACAGATTATATCCCTCACGACTTTAACGAACAGACAACAACAATAGCTTGTGCTGCATGGAAATATTCTGGTAATAAAACTATTCATAGTGTACAGATCAATCCACGACAACCACGAAATGACAAGAAAGTTATTGTAGAGTTACACAAAGTTCTAATGGATTGCGGTGAGAATAATCATATCCTGGTACACCAAAATGGAGATCGGTTCGACCTCCCAAAAATTGAGGCTCGGTGTATTTATTATGGGTTAAAACCATTACCAAAATTGATCGTCATTGATACTTTAAAACAGGCAAGAAAATTTGGTTTTGATTATTTTAGATTAGATTTCCTCGACAAACATTTATCAGGTAAAGGTAAGGTAGAAACGAGAGGGTGGCTAATGTGGAGGGATATTGTCTCTCAGCATAGCAATCTAAAGACTAGGACTAAGGCACTAAAGGAAATGGTGCACTACTGTAAGGGCGATATATCAGCTTTAGAGCGTGTCTTTAATAAGCTACGTCCTTACATGAAACAATTTCCAAACATGAACTTCTGGCAAGGCACTACTGATTCATGTCCTAATTGTGGTTCGGATAATACTATATTCAGATCGCAACCAAAATTTTCTGCAACAAGAGCGTATCGTAGAAAATCATGTAATGATTGCCATAAATGGTTTCAGGAGAGTAAATCTATAAAAGATTATAATTTACAAGTACAAGTTAAATAATCTTTTTGTTATGTTTTTGTTATGATCAAAAAATTAGAGGCAATTTCAACAGTCATAACAATAATAGCAGTCTATCTAATATCAGAGGAAAAATATCTAATAGGGTGGAGTTTAAATTTATTGGCTGATATTTTATGGGTATGGTTTGCAAAATTAATCGAGGCATATTACTTATTAATATTACAGGTAGTGTTAGCAATCATAGCGACCAATGGAATAATTAATGCCTTATAAGTATCAAAAATTCCCCCTGGCATTGATTTTTTTTCTAGATCATCAAGGCGATGGAGGGTGGCTTGAGAAAGAGGAATTAAACGAACCGCCTGTTGAATGTAAGGCTATCGGGTGGCTTGTCAAAGAGGACGATACCAGATACTTCCTTATGAATGTAATAACCTCCGACAAGGGTTATGGTGGCTTGTCAGAGGTCTTAAAAAGTACAGTTACTAAGTTTCAAATAATTAGAAAGAGTTTCTAAATTTCAATAACAAACTCTGGTTCGGTCATGTCTTCTTTGATATACCCAATATTTACTTTGTCCTCTACAATTTTATAAACAAAGGCTTTAAACCCAACAATTTCAGTTTCCCAATTAAGTTCTATATTAATTGAGTGTGTTTGGTCAGGGGTATCAACCCAAATGTCTCCGTCAACGGCTTCTGCTGACATTCTTTCGTCAAGAGCAGATTGTAATTCATCAGCTAATGCCCTAATGACAGTACCTAAACATTTTTCTAAAGTGCTTTGTTCGATTTTATTGCCAAAATTCGGGTTTGTAATTTTCATAATTTATTCTCCTTCTCCTAAGAAATAAGTTTTAATGCCCAAATAAGAATCCGGTTCATTGTGTGTGCTGATACATTCCATTCTGGAACACCGCCGTGTAGACATAACCCTGTTTCTGCTAATTCCATAGGTTTTTTGTCGTGTCCGTCAACACCAAGAATAGTATTAAGGGCATAATGACCTCCTGTTGGTTGACCTTTTTCATCCCAATTATCCCCTTTGCCGTTACCGGCATGGGTAGCATCATAGAAATGAATACCGTATTTACCTAAGAATTTAGGTTCTGTTGTGTCGTGCAGTACAATTTCAACATTGAATGCTCTTTTTGATTCTTTATCGGTGAATTTTTTAATCATTTTTTTAGGCATAGTTATTCTCCTAGTTTAATTAAATATCTTTAATGTTACTTTCTATTAAATCTTCTTTATCTGCATATTCAGCTATCCATGAAAAATCTAGTTTAGGTGCATGAAACAATTTTACTGAGCCGTCAGAGTTTTTTATTTCCTGATTATTTTTATCTTTTTTATAAAATAAACACTCCCACACTTCTATTGTTTCAGTTTTATCTTCTTGCATAATCATTCTCCGTATAATTTGATAGTTAATTTTGGATAGTTTGGTAATTCTACTTTGACAGTTTTACCATTCTTTAAATTTTTAATACTTGTTATGCAAGTTTCTGGTAAACAATCTTTATTGTTATTGCAAAAAG